AAAGTAGTTTCCTGTTCCAGCAGTGAATTTAATCAATGCCCCGACTTTAATATGTGACCCAGCAGTGCTGGTAATATTTCCAAGTTGAAGTATTTGCCCAGTTGATATATTGTTAAAATATCCAGTGCTACCGCCAATATTTAATGAACTCATTACCCATTCTGCGTTCGGATATTGATAGGCAGTTACTTCATCGTAGTAGCGATGAAGTAACTCTCGTGTGTTTAAAATATTGGTCACAGTGTCACTAATAATTTGCCCAATAGTGTTCGTATTCAAGAAAGACAGCTTTAGCTCGTATTCTTGAGCAGTTTTGTACAGAACACCATCTTGAGCAAAGATGTTAGTACTTGAATACTTGCCGCTGCTATCGTTTACATCAATAAATCTGCTTACCCCACTACTTGACCTGTTAACTGCTTTTACTTTGGCTATATTGGCGTAGTTAGTGTATGGTACAATATTGTAATCCTCACCCGTGACCATTCTACCTTGAGTGTAGAATTGTTGCGGCGCTTTTTGTCTAATCTCTTCAGATGTTTCACTAGCGGCAGCATTAGACACAGTGTAGTTTAATGACGCAAAGATCGATAATGTCTCAACATTTCCGTCACGCGACACATAAGGAATTAAGAATGATGCGTTTTGAACGTCAGTTGGCAAAATTTTGTATGCCTGGGCATTACCTGTTCTAAAATATAACCTAAAGTTTCCGACAGGTATATTTGAAAATGCCCCATCTCCAAACACCAAATCAATATTATCATTTACTGTAGTGTTGATTTGAAATAGATTTTTATCCACTGACTTGTTATATATTACATTAATACCAGCAACAGTTGGCACTGGAGCCCATTTAACATCAACATTGCCATTCACATCTAAGGAGTATAACCATATGTCTGAGTTGTTGATTCCATTATACCCAACTGTTAATACACGGTTAGCTAAAGATTCTTCAAGGTTGAAATCTAGTGTGCTCAATGCTCCTTGCTTAAAATGCAGAAAGAATCCAGTGTTAATGCTACCGTTGCCTTGGTTATCGTTGCGGTACAGCAGATTAAATCTATTGTTTGCTATGGGTGGTACTTCATAAATGTATTGCTGCCCGATGGAGGTTGCGCTGACAATTTCAAATGGAGTTTGAGCTCCGTTAACAATGGCATTAAAAGCAAATACAGGCTGAGTGCCTGTTGTTAAATTAACAGTGTATTCAGAATTTGTGATTCCATTAATTAGTTGTGAATTACCCGATTTACCGATAGTTTGATTATCTATTAATGTAGCGTCAATAATGAGGGTAAACTGCTCTAGCCAATTGTTATTTGTAGTATCGTTCCAAGTTATAGGAAGACCAGTAATACTTACTCCAGTTGAGTCTGTTAACTTTTCACTAGTGGATATTGATTCAATCTTAAGAAATCCCGACGCTGGTATGCTTCGTTTTGGGCTGTAGTTAATCAGTCTAGCTAGTTTTAAAATACTGTCACGACGTTCTGCCGTGTCAATAAAGCTCTCCCTTGCATTTAAGTCAGATCTGAATGCTAAACTTTGACCCAAAAATGCTATCAAGTCAATTAGTGCAATGTATTCACTTGATTCGATAAAATCGTTAAAATCCTCTGGATAATACAGTTTCAAATAGTCGATCATGCTCTTGCGCAGAGTTTCGAAATCGTAAGATTGGAAATCTGCTTCGCGGAAGGTTTGGTATATTTTTTTCCAATCCTCTGCGGCTAGTAAACTGTGCTGGCGTGATGATGAAGACATTGCTATGACCCTTGACTATGATATAGTATTTATCCTGGGCGATCGCACACGATCGGTAACTCGTACAGCTAAATCTTTACCTTGAATCAAGGCGTAATAGTTTACTTTGGCTGTGAAAAGTTGATGTAGAGTATGTCTGTTTGATCAGTTTCGATAAAGGTTAGCTCTATCGCCACTTGAATTCCGTGTTGATATTCAGTTAGTGTAATACTGTTTGCAATGAGTCTAGGGTCCGAGTTAACTATTTTAGTTACATCTTTTGATATTGTGTCTCTAAGATCATCTGTCAGCTGATCAAACAAAACACCCCATATTATGGTTCCAAAGTTAGGGTCCATGATTTTTTCACCTTTTTTAATTAAAAGGTGATTCATTAAATCCTGCTTCGCCAGCTCAAAGTCGTGTATTACAAACTTCTTGCTGCGATTAACTGTTGAAAACCCATTATAGAGTGCCATATGCTATCCCGATGTTGGCGGATTGTTTTTAGCAGCAGCCGTCACTACTGCATATTTACCATTGTTATAGTATTTATCACCTGTCGTACCATTGGCATCTTGCCCACCCCCACCCTTGGCCCATTTGCTTGCACCACCAGCGCCAAGTAAGTGAGCCACTGACAACTTACCAGCAATGTCTGCTGAACTGGATTCCGATGTAACAGTTTTACTTCTAGAAAGTTGTTTAAAATTATTTGCTAAATTAGTATCCATAACTTTTTCTTGAACAGCTTGATTTGCTTTAAAATCTGAAATGCTGTGAATGCCGTCTTTACCAGTCCAGTTGTCAGGATTGTTCATGTTAGCAACACTCTGCTTGACTCCTGGCTTCATATACTTTTGATCAGCTAATGCGGCTGACCCAAACTGGTATTTACCAACATATCCAAACTGATTTTGAGCATCATACTTACCACCTGACTCTGTTTTGGCCAACTGTGCTTTTAACGCTGCCACATCAGCCGGGCTCATCTTACCAATGCCGTCAACCCCCGGTGTTTGCTTTAAAATATCGTCATTAGTAATAGTTGGTTTAAGCACCCCTTGCTTGCTAGCATTAGCAGGTCCAGCACCAGACGATCCCCTGGCACCTCCACCAGACGATCCACTGGCACCTCCACCAGACGATCCACTGGCACCTCCACCAGACGATCCACTAGCGTGTTTAACCCATGGTTCGTGTGCAGTTAGTTCTGCTACAGTAGAAGTTATTGTGGAATTAACTTTATATTTATAAATTGGTGCGGGTTTTGTCGGAGTTGTTTCTTTGAAAGAGTTAATAGGAACATTGGGCGGGGTGGGCACACTAGGGGCGGCCATCGAATTGAGATGAATTTTACCACCAGTTGACAGAACTAAGTCTCCACCATTCCCCCAAGATCCAGTGGTAGCTGATTGCAGCTTCAATGTACTACCTGAAGACAACTCAGTCTCCTGGCCAAACATCTTCAAGATGGTAGTGCCTTTAATAGAAAAGTCTTTTGCTTGCTCGCGTATTGATGTGCCGGCCCACATTGTAATATTCTCTTTAGCATGCATGTGAATGTCTTTTTCAGCATGCAGATTAAGAGTTCCATTGGACCGCACATTTACATCAGATTCTGAAAACACATGTATTTTTCCGTCATCAGTAAACTCCATCCATACAGTGCCCGATGAGTTGCTGATGTAGATTACTTTTTCACTATCGTTCATCAGAATCTGATGGCCAGCTGCTGTCCGCAACCGTATTAAATCATTTTGGTCGTCTTCATCTCCGTCATCCATTACAAACGTATGCCCGCCTAGTCTGTTTTCAACAGCTTGAGTATCTTTGTCTTTATCAGGTCCATCACGGCCCGGTGTGCTAATACCAAACACCCTACTAGGGCTTTCACGTTGTGAGCTGCTGGTTAATACGCCGCGTTTTTTATCGTTCTCTAGCCCTTCTTTAAGAAGATGCAGAAACTGCGGTTCATGTATCGGTTTTGGAATAACTAAAAACTCGTTTTCTCTTCCAATATTTTCTTCGTTGGCATCATTATATTCTACTACAGGATATGGCGGTTGATCTACTGCCGCTGCCAATGCTGCATCCTCAGGTAATTTTAAAAAGTTAGACCCAGCAATACCCGGAATGGCATAGTGCGTCAACTCAGGCATTATGCAAGCAAACCAAAATCCACGTGAAATTTTGCCGCCAACGAAAGTAACTAGCACAAAGTTTCCGATGTCAGGTGGGGTAAACCACATTCCGTAAGTATGGTTAACTGTTTTGAATGTGTTTTTCTTGTTTTTGGCGGTTCTAACACCGGGCCATCGTGAAGCTCCCATGTAAGGGCTAGCATACTGTACAGTTACCCAATGTGACGGCTGACCTTCAAGTCCCCCAAATTCTTCAATAAAGACTTCTATCCTGCCAGACCTATTAGCATCCACATTGTTTTTAACAATCCCAATATACGGGCCAGGGCTCAGTAGTACACCCGGAGTTGCTGCTGGGTTGACCCAGTTTGGTGTTTTAGTTCCTATTCTATTATTTGAAGCCATAAATTATTTTTCTGGTTGTATTGATGATCTTACTAAATGCAAAGTTTGAGTAAACTGTCCATGATGAAATTCGCTTGTAACTATAAGAACTTTATAATACCCTGAAAATACACTAGAAGTATATTTCGATTGTTTTGGATCTTCTAATCCCGTCGAATCATCATAATCGGTTGGGGTCAAAAAAGTTAAGTTACAATAAATTTCTTCGTTGTCTGTTACAATCCCGCCGTCAGGAGTAGTTTCACCAGATGCGAGTGAGTATAATATATCATCTTGTTTAATAAACGCAGGGTCACCTATT